TTGAAGTACCAAAGCGCTGTCTCGAAGGCATACTCGTTTGCACAGAGGTCGGGGTCATCCATTACATCTGGGAGGCGCATGTCTGAGGCAAACAGTCTGTAATTGTCTCTGCCAGTAATCTGTAAGAAGCCCCTGCCCCGCCACAGGAAGCCTTCGCCTAGGTTGCCCATGCGGCCACCATACACCTTGTCGGCTAATGCCTTTGGGTTCTTAGCGTAGGGCTCTGCGTCTTCTACAGTGTCAAAGCGCGTAGGCCACACAGCTTGGATGCGTTCTGGGGTGCTGTAGTAGAGGGACTCCGTAGTCTTCTTGAAGCCACCAGACTCGTGGTGGGCCTGTCCAAGTAGATGCGCTGCTTCTAGTGAAGATAGTTCATAGTGCTTGGCTATAGCCCTTGCTGTGTTGGGGCCAAAGGAGCCATCTGCATCAACACCAACCTTCTCTTGGAGGGTCTTCATTGCTTCTGTCACTTGCCTACTCCTTTAGTGCGCTCGAAGGTGCGTAGTGTGCCTAAGCCCAAGAGGCCCATGAGCACGGGCATCATGGTTGCTGTGTCCACCTGTGGCACGTTGATTTCCCATGGTGCCAGCAGTGGTGAGATCATAAAGTTAATGGCCATGCCCATGACACAGACCCAAGCAGTCGCAGGACGCCAAGAGGACTGGAACCAGTTGCCCTTAGCTTCCTCTTTGTTGACTGCCAGCTGTGCCAGTGCCAGCTCCTGACCATGGCGTTCTGCCATCGTGCTTATCTCATGGGCGAGAGCTGCCTTCTGGTCTTTGTCTTCAACGAACTTGTCGAGAAGGCCTGTGACTGGGCCAATTAGTTGTGCTATCATTTCTCGTGTCCTAGCCAAAACATAAAGGATGAACTCATGGCACCTGTGACGGTTGCTGTGAGTGCTGTTGCTTGGGATGTCATTTCTTCGGGGGACAGCTCCATGAACCAGTGCAACACTTGTATATACATGATCGTCATCACGAGCATCATTAGGCGGGGCATCAGCTTCCAAGCCAACACCCGCTCCATTGCGATTGTCATATTGTTATTCCTTAGAACTTGATGAAGCCGAGGTGCCACAAGTAGCCACCACCAGAGGCCAGACACAGCAAAAGGAAGCCAGCTATCAGGAGGCCACTCAGGACATTCTCCTGCATCTCCTGCGCTTTAATCAAAGCTAGTCTCTGGTCCTCTTTGCGCTCCATCCGTATCTCTCTTCTAATGGCTTGGAGCTGTCTGTAGGCGCTGATACCTCTGGTGTTGGTGATGAGTTCACGCAATTGCTCTTCGGCGTCAGCTGCCTTTTGTTTATCGAGGAAGGTGTTGAGGGCCTCCTCATTTGCACTAGCAAAGATAGAGGACTTTTTCTTCTGGTGCTTTTGGTTTGCACCATCGACTGCATCAAAGAACGCAGTGATCTCTTTGGTCATGCTGTAAAGTTGTTTGCCAGCAGTTATACCACCCTTGACCATTGCAAGGGCGCTTAGAGGATCCATAGCCGCCCCTTTCTTTGTTAGTCAGCAGCCATCTTCTCGACTGCGCCTCTGATATGTTCGATGTTAGTGTCTATACGAGCCATGGAGACAGCTTGGGACTGCACCATGCTCTCTACTTTGTTCACACGCTCACTAAAGTTCATGAGCTTCTCAGTGTTCTGCTGGATGTCTGCCATCATCATTGAAACGGTCCAGACAATTGCGGCTGCTTGAGTTATCAGGCCAAGCAAGAGAGTGGCGGGGACACTTCGGGATATGTGCCAACCGTCCTCTTTTGCCATTAGGGTGCTACAGGCCAGTCGTCTTCAGCCAAGTTGGGCCATGCGTCTGCATCACTCAAACCACGAAGCTCTTGGCGGTAGGTGGCCCATGCTGTCTTTGCCTCGTTGCTGAGAGGGCTGTCATTCATCTGTGTCCAATCACTAGCCTCAAGCAGCTTGTTGCGTGCCGTGCGGTTAAATTCAGATAAATCCGCGTCAAGGCGGGCCTGATATGCAGCTTCTTGATCTGCTTTGGTAATCGCATCACCATTTTCATCAGTCGTATCTTGGAACATATCACGGGCAACGTACTTTTCTACCCAATTGCCATTCGCGTCTTGCTCCACACCATCACGGGCAGAGGTTTGGTATGCTGTTGTTGTAGCCGCTGGGCTGCGTAGGACAGCATCCAAGTTAAGTGCATCTAAGGTTGCTTGTTTCCATACACGAGGCAGGGAAGTGTTGGGGTTAGCTGATCGCCATTGCCCCTGTGTCTTCACTACTCCAGTAGTTCGTTCACGATATTCTGACATGATTGATATTCTCCTGTGTCAGTTGATTATGCGATTGCCATGAAGATGTACTTCGCGCTTGAGACGTTGATGTTAGTTGGTGATACCTGATTAACGATGAAGCCACTATTTGCAGGGTCAATACTGTCATCAGACGTAACCTCAGCAGCCGCTGCGTTTAAGCTCAGGTGTGGGTCATTGGCAGCGACAACGCCACGTTCAGTATCCCAGACATACCAATCGCCTGTATTGTCAGTACGCTTCACGAGGATCCACCTAGCGCCTGCCGTAAAGCCACAGTCGATAGTTTGACTTGTGCCATTCCCCGTGTAGCTCCCTACCTTCGATATACCATCAACGCTTGCAAATAAATATGCAAGGTATGAACTTGAAACAGTATTCACATCTCCGTTAATGTTATTAGCATACCCTAGTGTGAATTGAGTGCTTGTGGGGGCTGTGTCATACCAAGTACTTGAACTTTGTACCTCTGCACTAGTTAAATTAAGGTATATTTCATATTGTTCGGGATTGGTTCCACCATTTAAACCGCTATGATAAACCCTCCAGTTTGTTGACGATGTGTCTATGCATTTTGCAATAATTAAATCAGGAACGGAGCCAAGCGAGTGATCTACTGTAGCTCCTGCTGAACCAAAGTTTGTTACATTTCCAGAGCTTGAATTATACGTTAGGCTATCGAAAAACGTAGAAGCGTTGCGGAATGTCCAAGATACATAGTTAAAAGAGCCGTTAATAGAACCATTTGAGTCATTAGGAAGTGTGAACCCGTTAGTGTTAAAAGTACCTCCAGTCCAACCTAAGCTGCCTGCAAAGTTTTGTTTAAGGGTTTGGTCAGACAGTATATAATTACCAAAACCCCTATTTGTATCAAAAAGAACTGAACTATATGCAGCATTCCTTGCTTTAATCCAAATCAAACCACCTTCGCCATCAAGATCAATGCCATTGTTGATTATCCGCGCACCACCATTACCTGTATATATGTCAGTCGAGAACACGTCTTCGCTGTCAAACGCAGCACCGCTTCCGCCTAAGTTTGTGCTGTATTGATAAATAGTGTCGGTCGAATCCCCAGCAATATACATTTTAGTGCCAGCAGGGTTAAATCTTATGTCTCGGGGATCAGTGTCCTGACTACTTACGCTAAAGCTAACACTATCATATGAGGCTGTGCCTACGTTAAAAGCTGTCGATAAGCTGTATTGGAAAACGCTGTCATTGGTAGCTCCAACTAGATGCATCTTAGTACCATCAGTGTTGAAAGCTATACTACGCGCACTAGTATCCTGACTAGATGCGCTGAAGCTAACACTGTCGTATGAAGCGGTACTTATGTCAAAAGCTGTAGATAAGCTGTATTGGAAAACACTGTCGTTTTGAGCTCCAGTCATGTACATCTTAGTACCAGCAGTGTTGAATATTATGTCTTGGGGATCAGTGTCCTGACTACCGACGCCGAAGTAAACATTGTCGTATGAAGCGGTACTTAGATCAAAAGCTGTAGATAAGCTGTATTGGCGTACCCAAGTACTGAAACCAACCACATACATTTTAGTGCCATCAGTGCTGAAGGCTAGGCCAACGGGCACTTGGTCCTCTACGAGAAAGTTGGCACTAGAACTTCCAGCACTGCTAATGTCGTAAGCTGTTGATAGTGGATATTGATGTACTCTATCATTATTAGTTATGAGACAGTAAATCTTAGTGCCATCAGCGTTAAAAGCGAAGCTGTGAGGCGTTCCACCGCTAGCCGATACGCTCATACTAACATTATCATAAGATGCGTCAGATATAGTAGCAGTCCAATTTGATGCGCCACCACCGCCAGAACCTATTGGCATTGTCTTCCTAATAGCCATGTAAACGTATTCGTTACCAGTAGCGTTCCAGTTACTGTGATTGCTACCTGTAATTTTTATCCCGCTTGAGGTTAGCTGTACTACATCAGAACCAGTCTGTTGGTTCTGGGCTTTGAGCTTAAAATAAGGGTCATTCTCATCAACGTCAGTCAAGCCTTGTGTGCTGTCAAATAAAAACCAGTCGTTTGCGGAGCTAATGTTTTTAAACATAAATAGCTGCGGTACAAAACCAAGGTCAATTTCTGGACCATCAGTCGATCCATTTCCAGTGTATTTGCCGCATTTTATTACATCATCAGAGCCTCCACCAAAGCCTCCACTGCCACTAGTGTTGTGACCAAAGGCATAGACAGTATAAGTGACGCCATTTCCATTTACTTGGCTACTACTTCCAACCGTAAAGTTTGTTGAAGTGGGATCAACTTGAGTCGTGTTATTGCCAAAAACATTGACACTAGTGCCGGGAGCATTAGCTAAATTCGCATACCCCCATTTGCTAGTTCCCAAGAATTCGTTGTGCCAATACCCCCAATGATACCCGCTAGCTTTTATAAAAAGTAAGCCGGGGACGCATCCTAGTCCGTGAGCGATTTCTTGAGTGGTTCCATTGCCTGTATACTCAAAGACTTTAAAGAAGTGATCTTGGTTAGCAAAACTGTAGCTATTATAAAGAACATTATTTTGATTAGCCCCTAAATTCCCAGTCACAGTATAACCGTCAGAGTTAAATGAGCTTATTATGCCCGTGTTGTCTTCTGTACCAGCAAAAAAAGCATATTCTTTTGTTCCGCCGCTTACTGAATTGCCAAAGAAGAAGTTTATATTTTCGGTGGTTCTCTTGTGTATAACCATCCCGCCTGACGTTAGGTCAACGTCATTTGTAATAGTGGTCGTGGTTCCATTTCCAGTGTATTCGTTTGAAGAAAAGAAGTCTTGGACAACAGCGCCGCCGCCACCACCGCCTGCCCCGCCGCCTGCACCTGTTGAAACACCAGCAGCTGCTTGGATTAGTTTTTTAGTTGTCGCCATTGCTTTGCGCTCCTTATGCTAGTGCTTGGCCAGCCGTAAAGCCACGCCATGTCGTGCCGCCGTCTCGAGTTGTGAAGACAAAGTAATCGACCGCATTTGCTGTTGCCGTAAGAGTTGGAGCGGTTCCGGCGGGCCAAGTCACAGTCGGCCATGTAACAGCGTAACCGGATGCGGATGCGTCTTGGATAACCTCGACACTGAAGGTGAAGGACGTGCCACTAGCGGGTGGGTTAGTAAATGTGAACGTGGTGGCAGCAGACAGTACAATACTGAATGCGTTGCCTGCCTCGCAATCGACCGCTGGTGTTGCTCCAGACAGCGAAACGTAGGTCTCATTGTAGCTGTCAGCTTTTAGCTCACCTGACAGATCCAAGTCGCCATTTGCATCGACATTAACAAGTTCAATCCAGTTTCCACCGTGTGCGTAGTAGCCTTTCCCAGTATCATGGGCATGTGCGAACATTCCATGAAAGTTACTGGCAGTTGGAAGGTCATTTACAGTGCTATAAACATTGGAGTAAGTAATCTTGTTTGTTCCAAAGTTCACATTACCACCAAAGGTGCCTCCAGATGCAGCTGACACAAAGTCAGTTGGAATTGTAGGTGTTCCAGTTACGTCACTGTATGCACCCGTGGTTGCTACTGTGGAAAGACCAGCAATCTTAGTGGCAGCAATAGCTGCATCTGACGCAATGTCTACGTTTTGGATCGTTCCGTCTGTGATCCCATCGCTTGTTACATTCTGTACTACTGCGCTGGGCGTGTTGCCAATATAAGCCATCTATATGCCCTCCTAAGACTGTTCTAAAACGGACACAATAACGTCAGCCGAGGAGGCGGCGCTGCTTGTGACTTTGATGATGTCTGTAGTCTCTAGGACTACTTTTTGGTCGCCGCCAATGGGAACTAATGCTCCCCCAGCAGGCACAGAAGCGCCCTTCACTAGAAACACCGTTTCTGAGGCTGAGGTGTCTGTTACTGCCACATCGACTGTTATTTGAGCCCCTGATCTGTTCGCAACCGTCAGTCCTATCACAGTGGTAGTAGTTGAACTTGGTGCCGTGTAGACGCTTGTCTGCGAAGTGCCGACAGATGCGGTCACAGCATTTTTAAAAGTATTAGCCATTTATTGTTTCCTCATCCGAGAGCTATTGCGAGTGCCAGTACATCGTCATTGGCGGCATAGCGCGTATCGCTTTGTGTTTTTGTGTAGAAGTTTGTGTCGATGCCTAAGTTAGTTCTGGCAGTGGCGGCACTAAGTAAGTCAGACAGGTTGTTAGATGCCAGCAAGTCACCAGAACCAGAGCCAGAGGCCCCTGTTGCACCTTGGATACCTTGGATGCCTTGAGGGCCTTGAGGCCCAGTAGCTCCATCTGTACCGTCTGTACCGTCTGTACCGTCTGCACCGTCATTGCCAGCGACACCCTGCGGTCCTTGAGGCCCGGTCGCTCCCGCGCTTCCAGCAGGCCCTTGAGCCCCTGTTGCGCCCTGTATCCCTTGTGGGCCTGCAACCGTGCTATCCGCACCATCGTTACCAGCAGCCCCTTGAGGTCCTTGGGGTCCTTGCGGTCCCGTGGCCCCAGCTGGTCCAGCTACAGTGCTGTCTGCACCGTCATTGCCAGCAGGGCCTTGAGGTCCTGTCGGTCCCGTTGGTCCTGTAGGGCCTGCAACTGTGCTGTCTGCGCCATCCGCCCCAGCAGGGCCTTGGGGACCCTGTGGGCCAGTAGCTCCTGTAGCTCCAGCTGGTCCAGCAACAGTCGAGTCGGCACCAGCAGGGCCTTGGGGACCCTGTGGTCCTTGTGAGCCAGCTGGTCCAGCGACTGTACTATCAGCCCCATCAGTACCTGCTGGTCCTTGAGGCCCAGCGGGACCCACAGGCCCAGCCACAGTGCTATCAGCGCCGGAAGGCCCAGCTGGTCCAGTCGCACCCGTGGCACCTTGTGGTCCAGCCACTGTACTGTCAGCGCCAGTTGGTCCTATAGGACCGACAGGTCCTTGAGGCCCTTGTGGTCCTACGAGACCAGTTGGTAACTGTAAGACCCCAGTGGCTGGATCATATACTGCATCTGAAGATGACAAGTCTGTAGCCACTGTCAGTTGCGTCAAAGCATTCTTATGCGCCTCAGCAGCAGCAGCTGCACTTTGGGCGGCAGCAGCAGAGGCAGCAGCTGCGTTCTTGCTATCCTCGGCGGGTGCAACAGTGTCAGCGGCTGTCGGAGAAAAACTATAAAATGACATGATCTAACTTCCTAGTCTGTGTAAATTGAAGTTGGGCGCATGACCTGAGACATGCCCGAGGTTTCGGCAGAGTTTGCTTGATTTTGGATTTCATCTAGAAACTGGCTTGCTTTACCCTCAAACAGGGGACCACGTTCATCTAGGAAGTAGTCAGATGCGTATGACAGAGCTGTATAAACGATTAGGTCAGCTGCGATCTGAGTAAGTATATGTTCATCTGCATCGTCTATCAAATCGGGTAAGAGCGCGTAGTAATTCAATAGAACCGTGCCCGATGTTGGGTGTGGAGAAAGTTTTATAATTCCCCGCTCTCTGGTAAAATGGACAGGTGAACCAGTCTGGTTAGCCTGTTGCGCCGCCACCATCTCGTTTAGAGGTAATCTTAAAAGTGAAACACCCTCATATTGTATGTCTATGATTTCGATCAAATCAGATGGTATAATCACAAATGTCAGGGGCGTACCCGAAGTTATTGGGTATGCTTTGATACTTTCCATTGAAGGGATGCGTAAAACCCTCTGTATTCGAGTAAGAGCCTGATCGATGAAGGTATCGGCCAAAGCATCACTACAGTCGCTGCGGTTTAGGAGAGCCTTTAAGTGGCTCCTGATTTGACCTTTGTTCATTCTAGTCCCCTTGCTTTTGACAGCCAAACTTGCTGCATGTCATTGGTGTCGTGCATCCCTTGCAGGGCTTGAACTTGCCTGTAGTTTTATAAGCCATCTGTTAGACCCTTTTCTCTGTTGCCATGAACATGCCTAAGTCCTCAGACTGAAGGCGTTTGATAATCTCTTGTCCTGTGGCTTCCCACATATTGAACCCCTCACGCAGCCACTTCTCAGCGACTACTGTTGGGATAGATGCAACCTTGTGGAACTCTCCCATAGGCTTCGATGTACTTTCGTTACGAGCGTCTTTGAGATCGTCTAGGAATGCTTGTGTGATATTCTGTGTATGCTTCCTGACTAAGGCATCACTTTCGTGGATGAAGTCAGTATTCGATTGGATTAACTTTGTGGTCACTGGGAGCCCCTTTGGTCTCCTTCACGTCCACAAATGTAAAAAGGCCCACCCAAAGACACACAGTAAGGAGAGCAAAACCTATGTGTCTAAGAGTGGGCCTTAACTAAAGACCGAAGTCTAAAGTGTGCTTATGACAAGCCTGTGATCTTCACAGAGTCGCCAAAGTTCATGTGCTTGACGGACATCTCGCCTACGATGTGGTGGCGATCTGAGTCGCCATTTTTGGCAAGGAGTGTGCGTGTGAATGGACGCAATGTGCATGTCTTGAACATGGATGGGTCAATCAGCAGCGCTGTGTCTGTCTTTAGGTGACGGTTGAGAACAACACGGTATTCGCCATATGGGGACACATATAGGTCAATAGCATTAACCAATGTCTTACCTTGAGCGATCTCACGGTTACGACCAGCAGATGCTGAGAAGCCAGCAACGATCTGTGCGTCACCCGGTTTGATCATCAGAGTGTCAACGTCTGAGCCAGAGTTGTATGCTGTTTCACCAGCTTCAAGCAATTTTGCTTCGGTAAGCGGATCAGAAGCCCCTGCACCAGCGTCAATGCCTGTAGTGATCTGGTTGATCACAGAAGCCATTTGACGTGCTGCAACACCAGAACCAGCAACAGCAGCTTGGTCTACACCAACCATGGCGTATTCTGCATCGCGCTTGATTTCCTTGAGTGCTTTGGCCAGCTGGTGAGCTGTTTCCTTGGCACGGCCATAGGTGCCGATAGCGTCTGCTGTTGCAGATACTTGGAAGCCTTTGGTCAAGATTTGGGTGTTGTTAGTGCGCTCTACGGCATCAATCAGAGTTGCCATAGTTGCGTCTGCGCCCTCTACCGCAGCGTTTGCACCCGCTGAGGCAAGACTGTCTTCGAGCCATGAGAATGTACGAGCTGTAACTTTCTCGGTCTTAAACATGGTGAACGCAGGCGTATCGAAAGGTGTAATATCAGAGATGATGTCTGCAACAGACTCTTTCTTCCCGACCTGATCATATGTGGTATAAGTAGCCATTTTTGTATCCTTACAATTTGTTAGGCAAGATTGTGGTTAGTCTTCCCAACGGGCCATTAAGGCTTCGGCAATGTCATCTATGTCGCCACCGTAACGTGGGTTTGAACGCAGCTTTTGTTGCGCAGCTTGGCGCTTCTGTGTTCTCACATCAGTTTTGGTTGGTGGGGACTTCTTAGAACTCAAGACCTTTGTCTTGCTGCCTTTTGATTTAGTCACTTTAGCTGCTGCTTTCTTGGTTTTAGCAGCCTGCTTCGACTGATCATAAAGACGTGCTTTGTTGATCAACATGATGACACTAGGGTCGGTGTATTGATCCACCTGTTCTTGAGGCAAGCCCGATTGCACAGCATACTGACGGATGTCACTATAAAGCTCATCACCCCACTCAGGCAGGTTCTCTTCGAGTACCTTTATGCACTCTTGAGCTGCTGCTTGTACTGCGGCTTGGTTCTGCTGCTGCATCCCGGACATAAGACTACCGCTTTCCTCTTTGAGGAACTTGAGGTCATCTTCTGCTTGACGTGCATCTTGTCGAAACTGGGCGAAGGTCTCTGGGTCCATTTGCCTAGAGGCCACCAGCATGTCGATGTCGGTGTACGGTTTGTACCGTTCTTCTGCACGTTCTAAGAGTTTTTGGTATGACAACTGCGCTTGAGCAAACTGTTGTTCTGCTGCTTTCCGCTGAGTTGCTAAATCTTGAGACTTTTTGGTTAAAGATGCCTCTTGTCCGAATAGACGCTTGAGTTCTTTTACAGATACCTGTTGCTGCTCACCGTTGACGGAGATTTCCACAAGGCTTTCGTCAGACACGAGCTGTGGCTCATCGTCTTCCTCTTCCTCATCGTCTTCCTCATCTTCAGCCTCATCAGCGTCAGGGTCTTCTAGTTCCTCATCGTCTCCATCTTCGACTTCGGTTTCTTCAGTATCATCCTCTTCAACATCTGTCTCATCGATGTCTTCGGATGTCGCATCTTCGTCTTCGGGTTCTGATAGGTCTTCACCGTCATCCCACCGTCCTAAGATTGCATCAGCCGCGTCATCTAGATCGAATACGCGGGGCTCAGAGTTAGTATCTTGCACGTTATTCATGGTGCTACTGGTCCTCTTGGCTGTTGTCGCCATTTGCTGCTTCGTGGATGCTGTTACGCACTTCCACTCGCTGTTTAAGTGTGTTCACCACGTCTACTAATGCGCGATAGTGGCTGTAGGTTTGCTCACGTTTCTCCCGGTCCTCTGGCGATGTGTTGACAAAGGTTTGGAAGGTCTGCTCGACAAGTTCATTGATGACAGAAGTGAATGCAGAGGCACCAAGTAGCGCCTCCGCTTCATCTCCAGCCACCACAAGTTGCTCTTCTTGTGTAGGCATATGCTATCCTGTTGAATTACCCGTTAGGGCTTGCGATTGCTCGGACATCTTCAGCACTACGCGCAATCTCAAGTTCTTGGAGGTTGACGTATTCTTTGTGCTCTTGCTGGCTCTCTTGGAGGTCCATCTTGTCCGATTTGAGTGCGAAGTCTGCTTGCGCCTGCATCTGCTGCATTTGGAGCTTCATCTTCGCAATTTCAGCGTCAAACTGTGCCTTCATCTCTGACACGGCTGTCTGACGTTCCTGAATTTCTAGCTGCTTCTGAGCCATCTGCATTTGCATCTGCTGTGCTGGATCAGGCTGCGGTGGAGGTATCTGTGCTGGGTCTGTAAGGAAGTCAGCAACATTCTTGATACCAGACTTCTCAAGTACAGCAGCCAACATCTTGAACTTCTTGTCGGGGCCATACATCTGACCCAGTGTTGGGTCTTGTGAGAAGAGGGTGTGAAAGGCCAGGTACTTCTGCACCATGGTCTCTTGGTCGCCATAGCCAAGGTGGAACTCGACTTGCACATCACGCTTGTCAGTCCACTGAGCTGGGTTGATCTGCACATAGCGACCTGCCAACTCAACGATCTTCTCTTCGCTCTCGTTCTCTACGACTAGCTGGTAGACCAGAGTAAACAGAGGCTTCAAGAAGTTGTTGGCAAAGTTACGGGCAATGATCTTTTGGCGCTGCTGGCTCATAGTGGCCAATTGCTCAACCATAGCAGCAGAGTTCTGCTTGCTGATAGCGTCCTTGTTGAGGCCCTGCGATAGGCGAGACACACCAGAAGTATCCTCTTTGTCTTCGTCCAGCATCTGAATGGTCTGGAAGACAAACGGGTTCAGAGAGGCCTGCTGCATTGGAGAGATAGCATCAGGGCGTGTGACGTTGACGATACCACCAACACGGTTGTCGATAAGCTCACGAGGGTTCGTAAGGCCACCTTTGACTACAGTGTAGCGTGGGTTGTTTGTGACCATTGCGTGGTCGAGGATGGAGCGTGTCAGAACTGTACGAGCGTTCTGGATACCCACGAGCTTGTCAGCAAAGTTGTTGCCATGGAAAGCATGTGGGATCGGCAGCGGTACAAAGGCCACGAATGGCCGGCGAGTGACCATCTCTTTCTCTAGGAGTACGTTTGATGCTTTGACTACACGGTACAGATCGGCTGTTCCTGTGCCCTCTACATCAAGCTCAATGTAAGCCTCAACTACAGTTACCTGACGTGTCTGGCGCTGGTAGCCCTTGGCGTTAAAGCCACGGTCAGCACCA